GTTTTCGACAGGATAAATCCGTCTAACAGTTTATTGCGTGTCTTTGGCAACTATGATGTCGAGTAACGGATGAGACAGCAAACATGGGATTTGAATGCTGTTGAAAATCCACTTCTCTAATGATGCTACCTCATCTGGACCGAGGCCGTAAAGATCCAGAAAGACAGCTGGCATGTCTGGGCCAGCTATGTCGCAAGACTTCGCCGCGAATGCCGTGTAACGATTAAAAGAAACCGCTACATCGCCTGACCTATTGATTAGATCTAGCATGCGACGAATGACAACGCGCAGGATAGGTATGTGGGAACAGATATTCTCCAATCCCAAACACATACCACGCACGTGTGCATCGCGCTTACTATCGCGGGAAAAGGGGGTGTTTGACCAAAAAGTCTTGGCTAAATTCTGCCGGGTAGCGGCCCAAATTTGATACCGGTGGCGGTGGGATAAAATCGCCCCGAACAAAAATTGGCACGCCAATATGACGACCCATGGGTGTTGAGCTCAAGTGTGTAACCAAATTCCTCATAAAGAAACACCAGCCCACCAGCACGCCGGACTCGTTGCCAAGCCCATTGTGTAAACACCACAACAAGATCGTCACCAGCTATTAAAGCCCGAACTTGATCAAGTATGCCGAGATTTGAGAACACCGACAACAACAGCGTAGCGTGTATGCGGTTGTTTCCTGCACTAGTGTCCCCGTCACCCGATCGTACCGACCCAGGCCCCCACCCAAAACCAACACCAACCCGCGTTCGACCAACGTTCTCATCACGTGATGTGACAATCTTCATAACGTCAGCGTCAGCGCAAAGAGCATGATAATCATGCTCTAGCAGGCGTAAGGCCTCAATACAAGTGTTCGCGTCCCACATAACAACATCGGCATCGACGACGACACACTCAGGTCCACAGTGGCTAATAGAATTGGCCATCCACACACCCATCTCCTCCGCAGTGCGTCCCATAGCGGTGGCGACAGGCAAAGTGGCATCACAACAATGCAAAACGGTTGCGAGTCGTTTTCCATAGGAGGACATAAATGGCCCCATGGCAACCTTAGCAAGATCCGTG